CTACTATAACCGTAAGACTGGTTCCAATCTAAAGGCTCCACAACCTCAAGGCGGATCTAGGAAAAGAAGCTTCTGCGCAAGGATGAGTGGGGTCAAAGGTCCGATGAAGGATTCTAAAGGAAGACCTACCCGTAAAGCTAAAGCATTAAGGAGATGGAAATGTTAATCTGGATCTTAGGAGTAGCAGGTTACTTGGCTTTTTGTTTCTTAGTCTGCCGATTCTTTGCCGTGACTGACGGGATAAAAAGAGATGGATAAATTTAAAAAAAAGATAAGACCTTTTGATGCCACTAAGTCATTAGCTGAGTCATCTAGTTATGACGAAGAGCTAGATATGGTTGCAAGTAAGAGATTCCCTCTTAGCAAAAAGTCTAAGCCAAAAAGAAGAGGAAGATTTACAGGTGAAGAAACAACTGACAAAAAAGCAAAAGATTTGCCTTGGAAGTCATGGGTTTGGCATCCAGAGGCACGAGTTGGAAATGAAAAGAAAAAAGGTTTTGTTGGTCCACCAAAAGGTGATTGGTTAAAACATGGGGCTAGTCGTTATCCTGATAAAAACAAGTTTGGTAAGAGGGGTCAAATAATGAAAAACCCAAACCATGACACTTATTGGAAGACAGTAGTAGGAGAAACTTTAGCAGGCAATGTTATCACTATGGATAAAAAAGATAAGCGTGAATATAGCAAGCCTGCATGGTGGCTAGGCTCTAAAAGAAAAGCTCGATAATCTAACAGAGTTAGAAAAGTTCAAAACACGGTCAAACTTTTTTCTTACTTTTTTTTAAGACTGTTATAGTAGTTTCTATTTTTTTATTTCTCTTCAAATCAGGTGATTCCTAACAAACTCCAAAAATGAGTTTGGTATATTACCCACATGAAGAGCATAACTTATCTTAAAAATAATAAGACAGGATTGTTCTGGAAGGCACGACTAATTAAGCGTAGGAAGGCTTACAGAATAACTCACTACACACCAGCAGGCGAAGTGTCTGCTTCGACTAAACAACCATGGGCTTATATGCCTGAAGCGATGTTCACGGAAGCTTTAAAGAGGAACCGTATCCTTAAGAATAAACCAACCAAGGCACAGATCAATAAGGTCGGTTGGTTCGGTAAGAATCCTCCAAGCTGGGTCAAGGCAGCTTAACATTAATATAACTAAATAGACATATAACATTCAAAAGACTAAACAATCAAAGGTTGACTCATGTGTCACCATGTGTCATAAATGAATTACTCAAATGGATAAACCAACTCAAGAAGAAATAAAGAAAATTAAAAAATGGGTTCGTCAGTGCATGAACCTTTTAAAGAAAAAAGAATACCCTCTTAACATCACTCGTTCTCATGTCGAGAAGGCAGTGAAGGTAACAAGGGTCGTAAATAAAGATGTCAAAGGCGCAACTTATGCGGGACACCATGTGATCCAAATTAATCTTAATTATTGGCAACACAGAAAGGGAGCTGGTGTTGAAGAAGAGTATGCTGCGTTTGCTAAGAATCCCGTCTACGGAGACAGAGCTGTAACTGATAAAGATGATCGACTTCTCATATCGGTTGCCCATGAAGTCTCACACCACGTTCAAAGAGGCGCTATGAGGTCTAAGGGTATTTATGATAAGCCTCACGGTGACGGCTTCCAAAGAATCTACCGCTGGCTTAGGCAAGACTTAGTCAATCCAATCATTGACGCTAAGATGGCAAAGGAACAGCAGGTTCACTTAATACAAGAACAAGAGTTTAAAAGGATCAGGCAAATGGATCTGCTAATGGAAGGTGAAGAATTTAAACTCGTAGCATAATTATTCTTCATAAGGCGAAGTGAATATCCATTCGCTTAAGTCTTTGTTTTCAATCATTACTGCCCGGAGTCCTGTTGAAAATCTGCTAACAAAATCCTCTTCAGAACAGTCGTCTTTTAAATTCATTAGATAAAATAGAGCGTGACTTATCTCATGCAGAACAGTGTCTCTCATTGAACAGGCTCCCTGACGTTCGTTTATCATTAGTTTCTGATGTGTCGTTTCACATCTGCCTAGCTCTTCATCACTTACATCTTGCGTCATCTCTATCCTGTAGAGTTGCCCAAGAATAATAACGTGGCGGATCGGTGGAAGTTTGTCTTTCATAGCTCCCAGTAGATGTGTGTGTTCCTCCATTTTCTTCTGTCCATTTTGCCTGCCCTATGAAGCCTCAAAAGCTTCTCACCTGCGGAAGACATGGTTTGCTTTTTATGCTCTGCATACTGACGAGGTGTAACTGTACCCTCTGGCTGGGGGTCTTGTTCCTCTTGTAAAGCTTCAAGAAGGCTGTCAGCAGTATCTAGTATATCTTCTAAAGTCTTTTTGGATCTAGCCATGTATTTGTTTCTTCGTCTTTTAGTATTCTGTAAACCACCCATGCTCCTGTCTTATCGTTGAGTGAGCCTGCTAAAAATGAATGCTCGTGCTTCAGTCTTCGGGCGTGTGTTCTGTTGTATTCCTGAGCGATCTGACAACCGCATCCTGACACATAACTTTCATCACCAGCTAAATTGTTTTGTCTCCAATAATCAAAAGCGTGAGTGTGACCTGATAGCGTTGATGCTCCTGCGGCTTGGGTCATTGCTCTGGCTGGTGCAATGTTTGAAAAGTATCCGTGGGAAATAAGCTTGCGTCCTGTGTGAGTGCCTTTAGGAGCTATCTCTATCCAGCCTTTTCTGATGTCATACTCTACCCACTCAGTCTTCATGGCATCAAACTCGTTTTCAAATTGCTTGGCGAGTTGCCTAGCATAATCAACGTCTAATCCTTCACGTTCTGATCTTGCTAACAACCATAACCTGTGATCGTGATTGCCAAGTGTTAGCTTGTGAGGTTGAAAGGCACGGAGGAATCCTATCGCTGCCTTACAGTCTTCTCTCATTGAGCTACTTCGATCTTCTGCATTTGCGCCAGCTCGAATCGCTTTTGCGTCTATAAAATCACCCAGCATGAATCTCCACCGAGGCTTGTGATCTTTTATCCACTGAAGAATATAACTCTGATAACTGTTCTTACCTTTACGGTCGATCAAGTCACCGTGAGTATCTGCACTACAAATAAAAGTTTGCCAAGCCATCTAGCTACCCTCCTTATCATCGCATAAATGTCTTAGCTTTTCGCTGTGACTTTGTAGGGTGTGGGCTTGTGTTTTTTGTGTGTCTTTTAAATCTTCTATCTTTTCATCTATGCCTCGTTGCCTCTCCTTAATTGTCCCTACCATCTCATACAATCTTGGGCTTCCATCTGGGTTACCATTAACAGCCTTATTTGCTTGCGAGGCTTCTTTGTTTGCTTTGCTGGCTTCACCTTTAGCCTTCCACGACAAGTAAGCTCCTAGACCCGCTATGAGTCCTACAATGGCTTCCATGAGTGGGGGATCGTTAGGCATTAGACAACGCTTTGACCCTTTTTAGATCGAGCCGCCATTTGCTTGATACTAAATTTAGTTTTGTACTCAAAGTGCGGAGGGTCAGGGAAA